TCAGATGGTACGGGAACCTTACGACCATCTAATCCTCTGAACCACCCACGCTTAGCGATGTATGGTATCATCTTCTTCTTAAGGTCAGCTAGACCTTGGATGGAGTTAGTGAAGTTGTCGATAGCTTCTGCTGCTTCACGTTGGTTAACCTTAAGGACAGCGGCTACCTTACCCACACCAGCACCAAGGAGGAAGGCGTAGATGAAAGTCTTAGCCATGTCCCGTGTGACGTGAGAGATACCTAGTGCCTTACGGTTCACGTTGTGGATGTCAGTCTCGTCTTCCTTCTTACCTGACACGATAGCATGGATGTACTCCTCAGACTTCATCAGGTGGGCTAGCACACGTAGCTGGATACCCTCAGCATCTGTACCTACTAGGTAGTTGCCTTGCTCCACAGTCCACAGGCTACGCATACGTCCATCATATTCAGCTTTCACTATGTCTACTGCTGTCTTAGGTGTGCCGTGGAAAGCAGCAGGGATGTTGGCTTGGTTAGGTGCGGAGTGAGCCATCCGTCCTGTCCATGCCCCTATGTGAGTGAACCTGCCGTGGATACGTCCATCTTCTTTAACGTGCCCTATCCATTCCTGTAGGCTAGAACGTCTACCCTCTAGGGTTAGCCACTCAGCTAGGTTCTTAGCCCCTTGTGGTGCATCTTCAGGTAGGGTGGAGAGGTTAAGTTCATTGCACATCCACCCATACTTAGCGAACTTTTCTCCACGTTTGGTTTCCTCTGCTGTTCCTTTGCTCACGTTCCCACTCCATATGCCCTTTAGTCTTGTCTACTGGGGTCCACCCAGCTTCCCATAGTCTGTCGATCCTTTGCTGAGGGGATGAAGGTTCGAACTTCTTCCAATCGTAGCAGACCAACTCGTCACCTACCACGTAGCTAGTGACGTACTTCTCCTTAGCGTTAGCTACAGTAGCGTACAGTTTACCATCAGGCTTGACCCTATACTTCAGTCGGTTAACTTCTTCAAGCTTAGGTGGGAAGTCTTGTTGGAAGCCAGCCTCTAGGTCGTCCATTGATAAGCGTATCTCAGCTAGCATATCCTCAGCAGCAGGTAGGTTAAACTTGAAGCCGTTGTCTGTCATCTGTTCACATAGTATCTGGATGTCATGCTCACATCGTAGTGCTACCTGCCACTCAGGATCAGTGATGATACTCTCAAACTTCTTGAAGAGTTTCACCGTGACCTTAACGTCCTGCTTACAGTAGTCGATCATCTCCTGTGTTAGTGCTGAGAAGTCCTTGAAGTATCCCTTGAATAGGTTGAGCCTCTTACCCCATGCGTCCAGGCTATGACCATCCTTGATGCTGTAGTCTACTAGCCTACTAACGACCAATGTATCTACGATCTTCTCCATGTCGATACAGTCTGTCTTCAGTAGTCGGTTGATCACTGGTCCGTCAAAGCCTATGCCGTTGTGGAAGACTAGGGTATCTACGCCACTGACGTATAGCAAGAACCTCTCCCTCTCCTCCTCTATGTGGCTGACGTTAAGGAAGGTGTCAGTCTCTCCTGTGTCGATGTCCTCAGTACAGATGACCCAGATACGTGTAGCATTCAGATCATCTGTCTCTATGTCTAAGGCTACCCTCTTATTGTTTACCTTCATCATCGTCATCTTCGTCGTCCCCATCTGGGTTAAGTAGTACGTGGATCATCATCTCTAGTACATGGATAGGCCAGAAGACTGAATCCATAGTGACGTTCAGTGTACTGTAATCCTTGATGTTCCTCAAGTGGATGATAGTCATCTGGTGGATGTTGTATAGGAATGCGCCCATAGTGTAGAGGATGATTGCTACATAGATCATTGGTTACCTGCATACTTCTCAGACAGTGTGAATGTATCGGAGTTGAAGAACAACTGTCCAGCAAATCCCGTAGTGCCTGTCGGTCTGTTCTTTAATACCAACAATTCCGTGGTGTTACGTGCATCATCATCCTCTGTCATCTGGTCCCTCTTCAGCTTGATTACAACGGAGGCCCGCTTACCAATCATGCGACAGTCACGTATAGCCCCATCATCATTCTCGTGGGCAATGGTTACGATACCCACGTTAAGCTCAGCGGCTAGTCGTGATAGCTTAGTAGATAGCTGCGACAAGAACTGTTCGACACTCTCATCCCCTTGTCGTGAGTAGGCTAGGTCTTGGATAGGTTCGAAGAAGATGTACTGTACACCACAGGCTTGCGACAAGAACCTGATACGCTCCAGTATCTCAAGAGGATCTTCGTCTACCCCAATGGTAAACTGATAGAGGTTCTCCTTCTCAGTCATGGTACGTACAGCTTGATCTACCTCAGTCTGGTTAGTGATCAAGTCCTTACGTGTTACGTTCTTATCCAAGAGGTAGGAGGCCAGGCCTAGTAGACCACGCTTCTTCACCTCTTCCATGTGGCAGATAGCAATAGGCACACCGTCATGGTTCATCAGTAGGTTGTACTCTAGGTAGCGCATGAACTCCGTCTTACCGATACCTTCAGGTGCTTGGAAGACTGTGAAGTGACCACGCATTAGACCAAGGATAACATCGTCTAGTGCTTGGATACCAGTAGATAGGTAGCTGCTATCATCTTCGTCGTGGATGATGGAGAGGAACTGTTCAGTCGTATTGAAGATGTGTTCAGGGATATACTTCTGTGCATTCCACCATGCGTTGGAGTATTCCTTAGCTGCACCTGCCTGAAGGAACTCGTTAGCATCTTTGTACTTGTCGTGAGGTACATTGTATACCCTGTTGGGGAAGATGTTAGCCAGCTTCTGTGCGACACCATCACTCTTACCATCACTGTCGAAGGATAAGTAAATCTTCTCGAAGCTATCCAACCAATCCTTACACTTCTCAAACAGCTTACCTGAGGGTGTCGCTGAAGGTAGGGATACGACAGGATACTTAGAACCTAGCATCTGGTAAGCAGACATAGCATCTAGCTCACCCTCAGTGATGGTCACTGCCTTAGCACAGCCAGCATTGAACTTGTCCATACCAAAGAGTTCATCTGTCCTGAAGCCTTGTTCAGTACGGAAAGACTTAGGCAAGGTACGTGTCTTCTTACCACCATGAGGGTAGACATACTCCTGCTTAACAGGTTCCCCGTTAGCATCTATGTACGTCAAGCAGTTGTAGTACTGCATCACATCCTTGTTGATGTCACGATACCCTCGTACCACTGGTGTCAAGATACTCTCAACGACAGTCAATGTAGTAGGGGAGTTAGCTACCTTCATCTCCTTCTTGATAGCGAAGACAGTAGGATACTTCTCACTAGCCCAAGGTAGTAGTGTATCCTTACAGCTAGGGTACTTACGTTCACATGAGTGACACTTACCATAACCCTCTGTGTTGTAGGAGAAGGCATCTGTTGAGTAGCATCCATCATATGGACATGGTTGACGAGGTAGTTCAGACATCTTGATAGCCTTTCCTTAGAGTAAGGTATATGGAGGGTGGCAGGACAAGCCTGAGCATACAGCCGTTTCTCTACCTGTCAAGCACTAATTTTACTATGGACGTGACAGTCAAGATAACGATAGGAAGTAGCAGGTGTATGTTCAGAACGAACAAGACTACAGCCAACACGTACACACTAGAATGATCCATAGAGATACCCCTTTGCTACCTGATCCTCAAGATAGAACAGATCATCCTCAGCCTGGCCCATGAGAGCCTCGCTAGATAGCCAATCAGCATCTGCTATGGCTGAGGTAAGGTGACCACGGATGCTGCTTGTAAGGCGCTCCTGCTGCCTCTCCGTGCCATGTCCTATCAAGTGCATATCTTTTCGGGTATCAGTCATTTCATTTCCTCCAATAATTCAGCCCTCATAACAGACTGTCCTTTCCCAGACCTTCCCTTACGCTTATCCCCAGACCTAGTGATGTAACCTTTCCTCACTAAGGCTGCGAAGCGGGCAGTCAAAGAACTATAGGGATAGTTTGGGTACTTTATTAGAAGGTCATCAGCGATACAACCATCACCACCAAAACCTAGGATAGTTTTGTATACGAGTTCTTCTAGTTTAGTTGTATCGACAGACTCAGATGCCTCTACGCTTGTCTCAAGACTATCTTTTCTACGTAGTTTGTAGGCCTCTGTTCCAAAGGTATCCTCAATCTGCATCACTTCCCCTCCAGTTCAGCCAGCGTGGTGCGGGCAGCTTTTATGATCATCTGACGCCCAGTGATTGCCTTATCCCACCCCTCTTGTTCTGCGACAGCAGCCATGTCTTGCAGCACCTCCACCGCCTTGTGGAGTTTAAGCCCTGCATCTAAGGCGCGAACATTTGCTTCCTGCCAACCAGCATCAAGCCGTGCGTTCTCACGCTCCAACTCTTCGATGCAGTCGGCGGCTACATGATATATTTGCGGTGCAAATGAGCAGTGGTCCCCAAGATCACGCAGCCGCTTTTTCAGATGGTCACTCATGTCGGCCACCCCCAATCATCCATAGGAATGTTACGCCCATCAAAGGACACGGTGTACCTGTCACCACAGCAGTGCGATCCATACATGATCATAATATCCTCGATACATTCCTTGGTCGTATAGATGGTCATGTTCTTAGGCGTTGCATCAGCGTTGGAGAACACCAAGGCTTTAGCTTCCTTGATGTCACTCATTCAAAGCACCCCTCTGTTACCATGTCATGCACTAGGTTAGGGAAGGAATCGAAGTCATGCACTACCTTCCCCTCCTTGTGCGCCACATAACCTTGCGACCAGTCAAACTTAAACTCCCACCCCTTAAAGGTATAAGGCATACCTACCTCGAACTTATCCATAGCCGACATGATCTGTCCACGTGTCATCACAAGTCCTCCTGTTCAACGTCTAGTTCTTCAGCGACCCAAGCCATAGCAGTAACGATGTTATCCCACTGTTCCCTATCCTCTGCCGTAAAGATAGGCAGACCATCTAGTGCAGTCCAGATAGTGTTAAGCCAAGAGGCTTTGTTACCATAGGTTAGCATCACTCATCCCCTCCCACTATCCACGCATCTAGCGCAGCACCTAGCTTCTGGTGGTAGTAGCTCAGTTGCTCCACCTCCCACTTCACATCCTCACCCCTACAGGTGGCATGGTAAAGGTTAGTTGCTTGGTCCTGCACTTCCTTA